AGTGTAATTCGAGCCTATTTATTGGTTAGTTAGAACCCTTGTCTTTGCTAAGGCTTGAATCAAATTAGGGGCAATCCACATAGAAAATGGATTCTCGCTTTGCCAAAATCTAGCCATCCTAAAGTGGTAATCCTCTTGGTCAATTTTTGCCCATATAAAAAATGCTTGGGTGTCATTGGGTAGATAAACCTGCAATCCTGAATACCCAGGCGGGGTTGAAACTTTAGTTACGGTTAAATTCATTGCAGTCAGAACATCTACGGTGTCATCAATAATTGTTTTACTCATGCTTTTTTCCTAGGTCTTAAATCCATAGTGTCCATGTACTTCGGGTCATCATAGTCTAAATCTTCAAACTCACCCTCAGAATCATCTTTGTACGGAGTGAAATTTGGTTTTAGATTTTTTGGTTCTGAAGAATCTTCTCCCTCAGAATCATCACCTTGGCTCCAGTCACCATGACTTGATTGGTCGTGGTCACCGTGCTTCTCAATCTCTACTTTTTTTTTAGAGTAGAAACCTTATGTCCAACTTTAGTGTCAGTTGGTTTTCCATCACGGTATAAAACAATTAAAGCGGCAGGGTCTTCTTCAGTTCCCTGAATGTTAAAAGATGAATCAGGTACATTGATGCGACCTGAACGAGCAATTCTTAAAATTTTACCTTCTGCTTTACCACCTGAAGAATTCCAAGAAACCATATCTCCGACAGATACAGCCTTGTTAAACGGTAAATCATTTAGGGATTTGTTAATCATAAAACCAAGACGGCGTTGTGCTTCCAAAACCATAGACTTTGCATAGCCACTTAAACCCTTAAAACCAAACTTTTTTACATCTGCCTCAATCATCTTAAACTCATCTTCGTCCATACCAGCCAAAGGTCCTTTGCGAAGTTCACCTAAAATTCTAAGGTCTTTTTTCATTTATTTTCTTCCTTCTTTGGCTTTTTCTTAGACGGAGACATTATTGTATCAATATGTACATCGGAGACTGTTGGGTCGCCTTTCTCAACATCAATATCGACAAATAATCTTTCGGCTTTTCCACCAATAGAGTATCCACGAATCTTTCCTTCACTAACCATTTCCCAAGCCCAAGGCTCCCAAATAACTCCAAGGAAAACTGTATTAGGTGGATAGGTGTGTTCCATTGCTTGACCCTCAGGAGTTTTGATTGGAACTGTTAATGAATAGGGGAAAGCCATAACTTCAACCCACTCGCCAGCAACTACATCTTTGTTGTGTTGTAAACGGATGCGACGGTCATTGCTTCTTACATAATCCCAAACTGCTCTTTGTAATTCATCTGAATCTGTCCACTCTCCATGAGCATCTTCCATATCAGGGATATACATAGCGCCAAGTGTGTAACGCTTTTCGCCTTCGGCTTTCTGTAAATCAAATTTACCTAGAGCCTTTGTAGCATCTTCGGTAAATACATCAGGAAAAATTTGACGAGCAACATCTTCAGTAACTTCTTGGAAATCACCCTCGCCTTGGCTTAAATATCTAACAACATCTGCATCAGGATTATCTACCCAAGAGTTTTTGCGTGAATCCCATCTATCTTCAGTAATAGTGGTGTCGCCTACTTCGAAACGATAGATGTTTACCGCTTCGTTGTCTGCGCCTAGTTTTGCGAAATACCGCATACGGCTACACCCTCTCTCGTTATTCTCCACATTATATCAACCCCAGTTGATTTTATCAACCCTGCTTGTTGTGCAGTTTCAAAAGTTTGAACAACTAAAGTTCCAATGCCTAAAAGTTTGGCTGTGTTAGCAGGTCTTGGAATAGATTTTGCAGTCTCGGTCATTTTGTCCCAAAGACTTCTACGCTCCGCATTATCTTTTGATACACGATATTTTTCATAGTCATCATGTAATCCAACTTCTTTAATTCTATGTGATGTTGGAGTGTGTAGTTGTAGTTCTACCTTGACGCCCTCTTTGCTTAACTTAATGTTGGTGCCATCATAAGGGTCACCTGCTTGCCAAAAGTTTTTAACTGATTCAACTTTCCAACCAGTTTCTTTTAATGTGTCAAGAGTTTTTTCTACACCATCTGTGTAATCAGATTCATCAACATTTAATGTATAACGAACGGCATCAGAAATTGCGTTAGCCGCTTTTTCTCTATCTCCACCATGGTCTTTTTCAGCGTCTTGGTCAATCTTACGAGCGAGAGAATCGGTAGATTTAAGTCTTTCAGTAAGTGAACTCTTACCATCAACCTCAGGAAATTCTGCATTGATATTTTTAGCAATACCTTGCATCAAGCCTGTAATTACTGGCTCAACTGCCTCAGCATCTCTTCGTAATCTCTCGGCTTGTTTAACTGCTTCAGGGCTTCGCTCTGCACTTGGTTTTTTATCAGGGGATAAAGCGGTGCGACTAGATGAGCCGTCAGTTTCTCCGCCACTTCCGCCACCAGCCCAAGCGCCATGTGAGGCTTGGTCATGCTCTCCGTGTTTTTTAACTTTGTTTTCATAACGCTCCACCATGGATTCAGCCCAAGCGAATCCTGCATCTCCTCCCCAAGCATCCCATGAAACTCTTCCAGCGCTAGGGAATCCCTTTTCGCCACGATTAAATCCAAGGGCTTGTCCATCAACTTTATGTCGAGAGAAAAAAGATTTCATTCGCTTCAAAGTATCAATACTTACATTTTCACCACGGGCTAATTGACCTGCACGGGTTCTACCAACTGAAGTAAATCCACTACCAGCGAGTCCAGCCTCAATCCATTCAATCGCTCGTTGCGCCGCTTGTCTCACGCCCTGAGGTGGTTTGTAAGTTTCTTCCTCTTTGAAAAATTCTATTTGTCGTAGTCGCTCTTGGGCTTCTTCTTTGGAATCGTAACTTCCAAAACTGCGTGTTCCCTCTTCGTTATAGACAACCCATTTTCCATCTTCTTTTTGAATCTTTTTTTCTACTGGCTCAACTCGCATTTGATAGCCATTGACTGTTAGGAAAGTCTTGATATTGCCAGCGGTATCGCCTGTCTCCTTGATGACATCCAACAAGGTTTCAGCGGGTAATCCATTAAGGCTTGTTAGGTCTACATTCTCGATTGAATCGACAAGGATTTCATAATTGTCCCAATCATCTTGAGGACGCTCCATCTTGCGCCGAGCCATCTCATTGAGGATAGTGTGGTGAACTTCAATAGTTGCAGGGGTAGCCTCAGACTTATGGACACGCTCATGTAGCGCATTGAGTTTCTCAGCGCTTAGATGAATAAGTTTCGGTGCTATATCCGCCATGTTCTAAGAATAGCGCACACTATTCTGACTGCGGTTGATTTCCTTTAAGTATGGTTGAAATTTGAGCCATAATCTCTGACTCGTCTTTGTCTGATGCTCCAGTCTCAGAAGTGAATTCCACTTTTTCAGACCATTTGGCATAAGCCTCTTGGATAGCCTTTTGTGTATCTCGTCTACTCATAATCTAATTATACCCCAGTTTAGTTTTTAGCGCCACTTGGCGCTGGCTTTTCACGGGCTGTTCCATCATAAACCAATCCATCCCCATCAAGGTCGATAGGACCTTGTAAAAGTTTCTGTCCTTCAGCGGTCAATGACTTTGTGTATTTCATTCTCAAGTCGTACATCAATTCTTTTCCAGCCCAAGTTTCGGCTCCCTCTGTGTATCCAATGTTTGCGAAATGAGCAGGTAGTGGGAAGTCATCTGCTTTCAAATCTTTGACTGAACCAAAAGCAGGGTATTTGTATCCGCTTTCATCTTCAAAATAAGGGCTGTATTCGTTGGTTGCTCTTGACATCAGAGAATCAAACTCAATTCTTTCAGGAGAACCTTCTCTGAAATAGTCGCTCTCTTCATCAACCATAGAGGCAACTCTTTGAGAAATGTTATCTAAATTCTCTGAGATTCTGTCAGGTTTCCAGTCATAACCCGCTCTAGCCCAATGGCGAGCGCCGTCCCATGCTGTTCCAACTTCAATGTAGCCAAATCCTTTAGCGGTATACCAAGCCTCTGATTGTTCAATAAACTCTTTACCAAAACCCGTACCTTGGTATTCATCGTCTAGTCTCAAGACTGCGTGTTCAACATTCCAAACTCCATTTTTTTCAAATATGCGACGCTCAAATTCTCCAGCCAAATTTCCATCATCACTAATAACATCTCCCCGAATGTAAATGTTATATCCGTCCGCACTAACATCACCAACATTCGCACTTAGGGTTACTGATTCTCCGTTCCTGTTTGTTCCAGTATGGCTTACTCCATAAACATCTTGGAATGAATCGATTGATTCTTGAGGGTCAAAAGAATCTCCCTCGCTTGCTTGGAGATATTCGTCTAATGTCTCACTATTGGAATCTACATATTCGGCAACCATGTCCCTTTGTGTGTCCTCATAGATAGTTGCTTTTTCTTGTTCTGTATAAACATGATTTGGAAACTCTGCCTGAAGTCGAGCAAGTCTTTCCTCAACCCTAAAATCAATATCTTGGGTTGCATCGGCATATAAATCAGAATCATTCTCTACAACAAGAGTTTTATCCTCATCGCTATATTCTTTTTTGCCTTTTAGTAAAGTGCTTAATTCGTCTTTGGATGGACCAACTTTATCCATAGACTCAATACGAGATTGTTCTTGCTCAGTAAAACCTCTAGCCCAGTTACCGTGACTTGATTGGTCTTCGTGACCTTCATGTTTGAATACGGGTTTTAATCCATAATCAAAATAAATTACTTTGACTCGTTCTTGCCTTTTGCTAACTTCGCCCAAATCTCCTTGGCGTAGTTGTCTATCTGCTCGTCTGTCATGTTCGACAAATCGGGCAGTTTGACTGCCTCGAGTTTTTTCGATGCCACCTGTTCCTCCTGTTTCTATCTCTTTGAAGTTCGCTACATCCCATATTGAGATTTGGTCTCTTTCACGACCCCGAGAGATAGCCTCCCCCTCGTCCTCAATGTTTTCGGAAACATCAAGGTAAACCTGTCCATCATCTGTATTGTGCCATAAACCTAGGTAGTTATTCGAATTATTGAACTCTGATTTATGTTGCTTCATGTAGGAAGAAAGAATCTCAGCGCCTTTAGCCTCATCAAAAAATTCATCAGCCTTGACTATTGCGGCAAACTTCTTGCCCTTGGCGACCATAAAGCCCTTAGTAGGCTCAGAACCGTCCTTAAGGCTTACTGAGAGACCGCCATTCTCTTTGACTCTCTCAAGGGTTGAGCGGACAATCTCGGGGGCTACTTGAACTCCCTGCGCCCAAGAACCGTGGCTTGATTGGTCGTGTTCGCCGTGTTTTACAACTGGCTTCAAACCAATCGGTAAAGTAATGATGGTACTCATGAGCGCCTTTCGGGAGGAATGATGACCATGGTACAGCGACAGTTAGGATGAACTCTGCCTGGGGTTTCATGCCCACTAGAAAATGTTTCGTTCCAAGGAACTATCTCGCCATCTAATTCTGAACAAATATCACAGGTGCGTTCATCTTGAGCAATAATCCACATCTTTTGTGATTCAACATCTACATAACCTTGTTCAGCCGCTTGGTTCCATCCCTCTTGGCGTCCTTCGTTTTGAGCAATTTGAATCTCAGTTCTAGCAATCATTGTTGCTCTTTTGCTCTTTAGAGAATCTGAATATCTACTGGCTCTATCCATAGCCTGACTGCGAGCAACTTCTTCTTTTAATCCTCGTTTAAGTAATCTAGCAAACTCATCTTTCTCAAATTTAGTAACTGCATCAGCCCATCGTGGATGGAGTCCAACAACATTTTTAATTCTTCTAGCGGTGGCTCGGTAATCTAATTGCTCATTAAAAGCGTCAATAATTGCTCTGCGGATTGACTCACGGGTTAATGTGTCAATAGAAGTAATAAGTTCTCCAGCACGGCGACGAGCAAAGGCTAGAGAGTTTGGGTTTGTCTTATTGAAAGACATCTTGAATTCAACTTTAGGTGGCTTAGATTGTGCCCATGCAGGAAGTTTTGTGAACTCCATGTTAGCCATTGAGCGTGGGTTTGTTATCTTTACTTTGTCAGGGGTAAAAGCAGGTAAGGCTAACTTAGGTGCAATCTCTTGAATCTGTTTAATTGCTTCATTGCCACCAATATCAATAGAGTTTAATAAAGAATCTTGAATCTTGCTTTGATTAGCGATTGTTATTGCATTAAGCAATCTATTCAAAACTTCAGGGTCAAGATTGCGAAGCAAACTCTCTAATTGTCTTAAAGAGATTTTATCCGTGGCTCGCTGAATAGATTGATAAAGAGTACGGGCGAGCGCTTGCTCCTCAGGTGTTAAAGGTATGCGCCTAGGTCTTTCGGCTTTCGCAAAACGAAATGGCATTTTTAACCAACTTCAGGGGCGGGTGGATTCAATCCTTCGGGTGTTGGTGGAGGTGGAGGTAATTCTTCTTCACCAGCGCCATCGGCTTCTTCAGGTTGCGGAGGTAATACCGAACCTTCAGGCATTGGAGGCATACCAAAATTTTGTCCATCATGCTCGGCAGGTGGTAATCCAGCCAAGTCTCGTAGATACTCTTCCAACTTAGGGTCAGGAACAAGAACGCCAACCTGAGCCAAGTTAGAAACAAAGGCTGAGATTTCATTCAAATCAACATGGCTAACTTCACCGTAAGTTAAGTATGGAGAACGGGATGGATTCATTCCGTTAAGTTTTAGCAATCTTGGAATCGCATATTGGTTCATTACCTCAGCGATATTTTTAGCGATTGAATCAACTGCCATTGACCACAAATCCATCTTGGAAGTTCCAAGAGCGTATGAGCCAACTCGGTCAGAGCCAAGAAGAATAAAGTCAGAAAGAATAGACATAGAAATTCTTTGGTCATATCTTTGAATAATCTTGTCTGTGTCGAACTGACGGCTTCCGCCTGATGATAATAAAACTAAATCAAATACTTTATGTCCAGCATCATCGTACATAGAAGGCATGACAATTCCTTCTTGCTCATTACGCTTGATAGAGGTAACGATATTTTGGATGGATGCTAGAACTGCCGCTTGCTCTGCGGTTGCTGTTGAAGATAAGAACTCAGGTGGTACATAAGCAACTGGCAAACCTGCTAAGTCACGCTCAATACCGATTGCCTCAATCTCTTCAATACGGCGCTTGAAATACCAAGGGCGGTAAGCATTACGAAGAATGGAGCGACCTTCAGGGTTATTCTTTTGTGAAGATGTACGGAATAACAAAGACTTCTCAATCGGGATGGCGTGGGTTCCGCCCGTTGATGGGTCTACTTGAATCATTCCTTGGATGCCACCGTCATCATCCATCATCCATCTAAATAAAGTCTCTTGGGCACGGATTGGCATTTTGCGCCAGCCAATACGACCATCATTAAATTTAGAATTTTTTGTTGCGTCGTTTACATCTCCGCCTCGAACTTTGTAAACAATCTCATGATATGAATAACCAAAAACCAACATCGACAACATTTGGGATAGTGTTGAATCCCAAGAATCTGACATATCGTTTAAGCAAGACTCTACGAATGTCGCAACTTCTTTATCTTCTTTAGTAATTTCTCCATCTTCAGAGCCGTCAGAGAATGGGTCTACACGCCATTCAAGTCGAGTAATAACTTTTTCGATTGCGAATAACATCGAGCCGATAGTCGGGTCATTGTCCGCCATCTCTCGGTAAACTTTTGCTCCACGAATACCTCGTAGATTTACTAAAAATTCTTCATATACCGTTCCACCTGAACGGCGTAAACCTGTGGCTCCGAGTTCGGTTAAATCGGGGGTTGGTTTGTCTGCCATCTATACCTCTCGACTACTATTTATCTTTGTTGGCTAATCCAACAACGATAGAAATTGCCTGTTGCTCGTTAAACCCTGCGTTC